TGCCGGCACATTCGGCAGCTTATGCGCTGCCTCCAGCTGAAATACCTTGAAGATCTGCATGGCAAACGCCCGCGTGCCGGAGTGGGTTGGCGGAGCAATACACGCCTGAAATGGTGGCTATAGGTGCCGCCGCACTAGAACCGTAAGTTCATGATACAAAAGGCAGTAAATAAGACCTTTTGTTCACGTACCACCTGAAGTACCCCAGCGCGGCGGCGCTGATGCAGCGAATGTTACCGAAAGATCGGCCACAACGCTCGAACATTAGCCTTTAGCTGACCAAAATTGCCGGGGCGTTCGGTGAAAGGTAATCAAGGTAACCCGTTGCTCGACATTGGCTATTTAACCAATAAAATCAAAGCAATACCGGCAAACGACACAGGTAATTTAATGGTAATTTGAAGGTAATCAATTACCATAGCAAAGGGTAACGTCGGCAAGAAATTAAACCCTTACCTATCAAATACTTAAATTTTAATTACCTTGTCAGTTACCTGGTATTACCTTCAAAAGGTAATTATATTAATCAATAAATTCATATAGTTATGTTTCATTTGACCGCATATCACCGTGATTACCTTTTTCCGCACCCCACCCGCCTATCGTGACCAAAATGGCTGGCCAGCGCGCCTGACAACACTTCAGCAGATGCCTACACGGTCATAGGTCATTCCCCGCTAGGCGTCCTGTCGCCGTAGCAGCAATCTGTCTTCGCCCGGGAAGTCTGGTTCCTCACCGATGCACCGAGCGCCACGAACCGTTAGCAATCCCCTTTGCGCGGTTCACTGGCCCCCGAAATTCGGGGGCCTTTCTCGTTGGGATTCGGTCCTTTGGTGCGTCGTTCTGCGTCATATACGGCGGCTTGCCAAGTTCTTCGTGAGCGCCACACAGCGCCTAGTGCCGTCTGTGGATACCGCCGTCAGAATCGATCTCTAAAGGCCACGCGGGTGCGGCGGGGGAAACCGCGCGGCCTGGGTGCTGCAAGGCTTAAAATGGCGCGCCTGCTCGCGCATTTAACAAAGTCGTCCGGTTTAGTGCGGAACCGGATCAAAACGAACATCGCGCCGGACTTAGTTGATTGGATGCTGCGGTTAACCGCTTATTAGAATGGAGGTTCTTGCATGCGAATGTCCGGATTGGGGGTTGCTAAAGCATCATTTCTAATGGTCTGCGTCATAGCTGGTGTCGTCGCTGCCTTCGTGATCACGTGGCTACTCGGCATCAATAACGCTTCGACCCTTTGGACCGCTGTCGGTGCGATCGGGTCGATGCTGGCAGCATTTGGTGCTGTCTATGCTGCGCGTGAAGCTCTGGAAGCGGCTAGCGTTCCGATCAATGCGCATAAGGAAGCACAACTCGTGAGATGCCGGAGTATTGCGCCTGCTATTGGATATGAGCTGCGAAGAGCGTCCGAAGAAATACAGCATCTAATCGGCAAATTGAACGGAGCTGCGACCGACAACACACCTAGGCTACTTTCCGAATTTCTCGCTGCTGGCTTCTTAGCCCGAACAGCAATGCTGGAAAAGTTCGTGGACAAGTTCGACGTTTTTGGGAACGAGGACGGCGCTGCTATTACGCGTGCTACGGCAAACATTCTTAACTTGCGCGCGAGCATAGGAGATTGGCGTAATTTTGCCCTCTTAGAGCTTCTCCAGCGACGAATGACCGACATAGAGTTGGGCACCATTCACAAGCTTGATGCCGAAGCGCGCATGACGAAGAGCCAAATCGACGAGCTTAAAACTACATTGGAAAACTATGGCGGCGGCAAGACCGAGTTTGAGGTCTAAGAAACATTGCATCCCTCATCTCATCGCACTCTGCGCGCAAGTAAATGACGATTCTTTAAGTGTAGGGCTGCCAGATCTGACTCGTTGCAAACATTCAACGCTGACTTTGCATATCAGACACCCAAGTCACACGCGATACGAGTGCTGCGGCGAAACTCATGCGAACTAGCTCGAAGGTGATTTCGTCGCGGCAGCAGCGATATCAACGACCTTATAAGAATCGAACATCACCACCTCTTGCCCCATCCACTCGTTGAGCTGCTGGAAGCGCGTCTGCAGCGGTTGCAGTTCGTTGACGGCGAACACCTGGGCAGCCGGAATCACCGACCCGAATCCGGTCGTACCCGTCGGCACCAGGCCGAGCAGCTGCGGCGGCACGCGATGCGCGGCCAGTACGTCGTCACGCGTGACGTTCTTGATGTTGAAGAACTCATCCTTGGCCGCGACCTCGCTGATCGGGATCATTTGGATACCATCTTTCTTGCCACCCGGTGCATAAAGAAACAGGTTGCGAAAATTGCCCGGCCCCTTGCTCTCCTTCAACGCTTTCTTCAGATCCTCGACCTGCGTCTCGTCGGTTAGCGCATCGGTCAAGTGCAGGATGTAGCCAGCGTGCGATCCGTTGAGGTAGTACTTGCGACGAAAGAGTGTGCCGGCCTCGTTGAGCCACGCGCTCTGCAGTGCAGAGAGGTACTCCGGCAGTCCGTAGATCTCCTGGTGTACGTCCGGCTGGCGCAGCTGGAACACCGAACCCTTGGCGAATTCGTGGTCCGTTTTCCATCCCTGCACGAAAAAGTACGTGTCCAGATCATCGCAGCCACGGCGCATGTACTTCGCCAGCGCGTGCTTCAACGGCATCGGCTGGCCGAGCCGGTTCTTCACCTGCTCCAGGTAGCCGTCACCGAACACCAGAAAATCCAGCACCCACGCACCGAACGTCTCGCGGCTCAGCAGCTTGTGTGGCCGGAACATCGACGTGAGGATGTTGCACTTCACGTAGATCGCTGAGCTGTGATGTGGCGTCGACCGAAACGACTTGGCCAGCCCTTCGCGCGACACCGGTGGCTCGTACCATTTACCGTTGCGCCACGCTTCGATGTAGTCGAGGATGTCTCGCCCATCGAGCACCGGCGTCGGATCGCCGAAGCTGAAAGCCATCGCCCGTGCCGCTGGCGTGTTGTCGGTCCCGGTTGTCACGGTCATGTTGCGCATCAGTAAAGCTCCATCTGGCTGGTGTTGGCCGCGGTGCGACCTTCCAGCGGTTCGTTGATCAGTGCATGCATGCAGGCCCACGCGAGATCCGCGTGACCTATTTCGGCGGAACGTCCCGCGCTGTACTTCACGTGCCGACCGGAGTCGGTCATCGTCCGCTTGAGCGCCATGAACGACTGCGCCAGATCCACCCAGCCGGCGTCGAACTCGAGCCGCCCCTTGTCGATCACGTTCTGCGCCTTCATCACCATCAGCGACTTCACGTCGGGCGAGTAAGTGATCTTGCGCACCAGCGGGAAGAACTGGATCACCAGTTGATACACCGCCTGGCCCAGTCCGCTCACGTCGATGCCGATGTGCTGCACGTTGTAGCGCTGGGTGATGGTGCGGATGAACGTGGCCTGCGCCTCGAAATCCATGCCCTTGAGTCGGTGCCGCTCGAGTGCACGGAACTTGCCACCGGGCTTCTCCGGTGGTGCCAGCACCACCAGCCCGGCACCGTCGCCACCTTGGCCCAAGGCCGGGTCGTAACCTACCCACACCGGCTTCATGCCGAACGGCCGCATCAGTAGCGGCTTGAGGTCGGTCCAGTCGACCCAGCTATCAACCATGCAACCCTGCATCATCGCCAGCGTGAACAGGCTGTCGCCATCGTCCATGAACTGGCACATCAGCAAGTTGGCGAACTCGTCCGGTGGATACTCGGTGCGCAGTTCCTCCAGATCGAACAGATCGCAGCCGCCTCGCTCGGCGTCCTCGATCGTCACCATGTGTCGCCACACCTTGTCCGCGCAGCGAAGGCCTTCGGCTATCGCTACCCGGTCGGTGATGATCTCGACCCGATCCTCTTTCTTGCGCCGCCGGTTGTATCGATCGCCGGTCCAGGTCGGGTACGCCGCGTGACTCGTCGCGCTCGGCGTGCTGAAGTACGTCTTGCGCCACTGCTTGTGCATCGCCATGCCACTGGCGACCTTGTTGATCTCCTCGAAATTTTGCGACCAGAAAAACTCGTCGTAGTAAAAATTGCCGTGATAACCCTGCGCCGTGCGCGCGTTCTGGCCGAGGAAATACAGGTGCGCGCCGTTCCAAAGAACGATCGGATCACCCTTCAGATCGATGCCCACCGCCTCCTGCGCAAACTGGCGGATGTACTGCTTGAAGATGTGTGCCTGCGCTTTCGACGCGCTCAGGAAAATCTGATTGCGACCGGTGGCGATCGCATCGTCCAGCGCCTCGCGGGCGAAGTACCAGGTCGCGCCGATCTGGCGCGACTTGAGGATCATCCGCGTGCGTTCGTCCGCCGAGGTGCGCCACTTGTGCTGATAGGCAAACAGCGATGCATGGAACTGCCGGCGTAGCTCCGCGGCCTGTTCCTCGGTGAACTCGTTGCGCTTCGCCGCGCGCTTCGGTCCTGCGTTGCGCGCTTCAATGTTTGGGTTGAGATCGGCCTCGTTGCCACCGGGCGCCTGGTAGCGCCGCACCCGCGCCAGCCGCTCGATCTGCCGACCGAGCAGATCAATCTCCTTGAAGTCGCCGCCGGTCTTCTTCTCTTTTTCGATCAGCGTCTGGAATCGCACCTCGATGCAGCTCTCGGCGCGCTCGATCATCGGCGCCTTGGCCCACTCGTCGCGCGTCTTCCACGACTCGATCGTCGTGCGCGCAATACCCAGCTCGTCGGCAATATCCGTGACCGGCCATCCCCGAAAAAACAGGGAGCGTGCAGCGCGTCGCTGATCGACGTGGGGGACAGGCATCAACATGGCGGCATCGTCGCAAGCGCACCGACGTAACTATTGCCTGCCGCGATGTACCAGCCCGTTGGTACATCGGCCCCGCGTTGCCCGGCTCGCGCACGGTGCCGACGATGGCCGCGTCTCCCCAACGTGCCGCCACCCCGAGGTTTCGTCCATGGCCAAGTCCAAGTTTTTCCGCGTCGCTGTCGAAGGTGCGACCTCCGATGGGCGAGCGATCGAGCGCAGCGCTATTCAAGGCATGGCCGCGACCTACAACCCCGTGCTTTACGGCGCGCGCATCTTCGCCGAGCACATCCGCGGCTATGCACCGGACAGCCCATTCAAAGCCTACGGCGACGTCACCGCCGTGAAGGCCGAGGAAATTCCCGACGGCCCACTCAAGGGCAAACTTGCGCTGTACGCGCAGATCGATCCGACGCCGGAAATGGTCAACCTGGTGAAGGCTCGCCAGAAGATTTACTCGAGCATCGAGATCACCCCGAAATTCGCCGACACCGGCCTGCCGTATCTGTCCGGTCTCGGCATCACCGACAGCCCGGCCAGTCTCGGCACCGAGATCCTCACCTTCGCCGCGCAGCATCCGGACGCCAACCCGTTCACCTCCCGCAAGCAGCATCCGGACAACGTGTTCACCGCCGCCACCGATGCCGTGGAGATCGAGTGGGAAGACGAGCCAGCCGACACCAACGCCAGCACGCTGTTCGCGGCGATCAAAGACAAGCTCGCCAAGATCAGCACCAAGTTCAAGGTCAACGACGGTCAACTGAACGAGGTCGGCGAAGCCTTGCAGAGCATGGCCGATACGCTGGAGCAGTTCGCCACAAACAACACCGCTTTGACCCAACGGTTCGCCGATCAATTCAGCACGCTCAGCGCGCGCCTGGACACCATCGAGGCGACCAACGCCACACACCGCCAGGACTTCGCCAGCTTGCGCGCCCAGCTCGAAGCCACACCCGGCGGTCTGCCGCGTCCCGCGGCCACCGGCGGCGGCGGTGTCGGCCAGACCGACTGCTAATCGCATCCACCCTTTCTTTCCGAACCGCCGACCCACGTCATCGCCTGCACGTCACGGAGCACCCCATGCGCAACGAAACCCGTCTTGCCTTCACCGCCCTCTCGCAGCGCATCGCCCAGCTCAATGGCGTGGCGTCGGCGGGCGAGACATTCACCGTCGCACCGACCGTGCAACAGACGCTGGAAAAACAGATCCAGTTATCCAGCGCGTTCCTCCAACAGATCAACGTCGTTCTGGTGACCGAGCTATGGGGCGAGAAACTCGCGTTGGGGACCACCGGCACCATCGCCAGCCGTACCGACACCGATACCACCGACCGCGCGCCGGCCGATCCGACCGATCTTTTCCCGAACGATTACACCTGCAAGAAGACCAACTTCGACACGTCGCTGAAGTATTCCAAGATCGACGCGTGGGCCAAGTTCCCCAACTTCCAGACGATGTTCCGCGATGCGGTCGTCGGCCAACAGGCGCTCGATCGCATCATGATCGGCTTCCACGGCACCAGCGCCGCCGCGAACACCAACCGGGTCACCAACCCGCTGCTGCAGGACGTCAACATCGGCTGGCTGGAACACATCCGCGCCGATGCACCGGCGCACTGGATGAAGGAAGTCATTCCGGCCAGCGGCAAGGTCACCATCGGTGCCGGCAAGGACTACGAGAACCTCGACGCCCTGGTGTCGGACGTGACCGAGAACCTGATCGCTGAGGCCGTGCGCGACAACCCGGCGCTGGTCGTCATCTGCGGTCGTGACTTGCTGCAGGACAAGTACTTCAAGCGCATCAACCAGCAGCAGACCGCCGAGAACGAACTGGCCACCGACATCATCGTGTCGCAAAAACAGATCGGCGGCCTCAAGGCAGTACGCGTGCCGTTCTTCCCGAAGAACGCGATGCTGATCACCACGCTCGACAACCTGTCGATCTATTCGCAGGAAGGCGCACGTCGCAGGCAGCTGGTGGACAACGCCAAGCGCGACCGTATCGAGAACTACGAATCCAGCAACGACGCCTACGTCGTCGAGAACTACCTGCTGACGGCGTTCGTCGAAAACATCGTCGTCTCGTAACCACCGAACCCCTCCCCCCAGAGCGAAGCCCGTCGGCCGGAGAGCCCTCCGACGGTGCCCCACCGAATACCGCGAGAGCGCATCACCATGCCATCACCCGCCCAACAGCACCGCCAACGCATCGCCGCCGCCATGTCCCAGACCGCGGTCGCCGATGCCGAGCATGGCGCCGTCGCCACTGGCAGCGCCTACGCGCTGATGCTCGCCAAGCTCGCCGAGGATAAGCGCGCCCTCAAAAACATCCAGTCGATCGCGCAGAAGATCGAGGTCAAGCGTCAGCGCCTACCGGAGTACGCGGCATGGATCGACGGCGTGCTGCAGGCCGATCAGCCGGTGCAGGACGATGTGTTCGCCACCGTCATGGTCTGGCGCATCGACACCGGCGACATCGACGGCGCGCTGGTCATGGCCACGCACATGCTCACTCACAACCTCAAGCTGCCCGAGCACTACCAGCGCGACCTCGCCACCCTGGTGGTAGAGGAAATCGCTGAGCGTGCCGGCCACGCGGATAGCGGCAACGTCACCGCATCCCAGCTACTGCACGTGGGCCAACTCACCGACGGGCGCGACATGCCGGATGAGGTGCGCGCCAAACTCCACAAGGCCATCGGCCTGGCCCTGCGCGATGCATCGCCCGCGCAGGCACTCGACCATCTGCAGCGTGCGCTGCAACTGAACGCGCGACTGGGCATCAAGACGGAGATCACCAAGCTGCAAAAGCAGCTGGCTCTGTCGACGCCGGTCGCCACCTGAGCTCGCCCCGAGCACCGCGGCGGCTCGGTGGACATCGGGTGACCTCTCTCCCACCCGATGTTCCACCGATCACCGCCGCACCTATTCCGAGCAACACCCTGTGAGGTCATGATGTCCGGTCTCGTCGCCACCGCGCCCACCACCGCGCCCGATCCCCTGCGTTCTGGCGACTGGTATCCATCGATCGACCTCAGCGAGGCGCGTGCCGTGATGCGCGTGGATGGCACCATCACCGACGCGCGCCTCACCGAGTGCATCGCGCTGGCCATGTCTGCCGTCGAAGATCAGCTCGACGCCTGGCAAGAGCAACAGCTCGCTCTTGGCCGCACCACGCTTGATGATGTGCCCAGCAAGATCATCGCCGGCACGTCGCGACTGGTGAGGCTGTATCGCCGCGCCGTGTACGCCAGCGCACAGGCCGAGCTGATCGAGCGCTACCGCGATGTCGACACCACGCACGCCGGCCACCAGCACGCCGACACACTCGACCCCACCATCGACGACTACCGCCGCAACGTGCGCTACGCCATCCGCGACATGCTCGGCCGCCCGCGTGCGGATGTGGAGTTGTTGTGATCGTGCGCGCCAACCAGGGCGAAACCTTGGATGCGCTGTGCTGGCGCGTGCTGGGTCGCACCGAGGGCGTCACCGAGGCGGCGCTCGCCGCCAATCCCGGCCTCGCTGATCTCGGCGTCGTGTTGCCGCTGGGCACCGTCATCAACCTGCCCGACACCGTACAGGCCACGCAGTCGCAGACCGCGCTGGTGCAGCTCTGGCACTGACAGGGGACCACTGATGGCCGAACCGACCACCACCAGCTCGATCGCTCTCGTCGCCACCGGCGTCAGCATCGCCACGCTGATCCCCGGCATCGACGGCAACGCCATCATCGGCGCCTTTGCCGGTGCCGCACTGATGGCGCTGCATGCGCGTGAGGTGTCCATGCGCTCGCGCCTGGCCTACTTCGGTATCAGCTGGATCATGGGTTATCTCGCCGCACCGCTGCTCATGCGGCAGATTCCTTTGCAGGAATCCGGCGTCGCGTCGTTCATCGCCGCCGCCATCGTCATTGCCCTCACCGTCCAGTTGATCGAGCGCATCAAGACGATCGACCTCACGGCATGGATCAGCAATCTGCTGCGCCGGGGAGGCCCGTAGTGGATCACCTGATCGCCTTGCTGCTGTTCGCCACCAACGCCATCACCGGCGTGCGCCTTTTCCTCTACCGCCGCGAGGGCGCCCGCTACCGGCCGATCGTCAGCATCGCCGCTTGGCTGCTGATCGTCTCCACCGGCAGCACGGCGCTCGGCATTGCACTCGGCCAGTACCCACCCGGTGACATTCACCTCGGCGACATCGGCATTGCCCTGGTGCTGTGCGTACTCAGCCTCACCGCCCGCGGCAACGTCGCCGCCATCCTACGGACGAACCACGATGAACAACCCCAACAGCCTGCGCGTCGGTGACCACGGCAGCGACGTCACCGTGCTGCAGACGCGGCTGGTGCGTGCGGGACGGCCACTCACTGTCGACGGCTGGTACGGCGCCGCCACCGAAGCGGCGGTGCGCGCGTTTCAGCGTAGTCATGGCCAGGTGGTCGACGGTATCGCCGGGCCGCGCACACAAGCCGCGTTGACCGGCACCATCGACCCGCTCGCACTCACCCAGAACGACATCGACACCGCGGCCATCACGCTCGACTGCGAGTCGGCCGCCATCAACGCCGTGATCGAGGTCGAAAGCCCGCGTGGCGGTTTCCTGCCCGATGGTCGCGTGGTGATCCTGTTCGAGCGGCATGTGTTCTGGCAGCAGCTGGTCGCGGCAGGCATTGATCCGACCACCGTTAACCTGCCGGCGTCGATCCTCTCGCAGCAGCGCGGCGGCTACGTCGGTGGTGCCGCGGAATACGCACGCCTGGCGCAGGCCGTCACCATTCATCCGGAGACCGCCACTGCCGCCTGCAGCTGGGGCCGTTTCCAGATCATGGGCTACCACGCGACCTCACTCGGTTACGCCAGTGCGATCGCGATGGCCGCCGCCTTCG